AAAAGGAGCATAGAATGACAAGAAAAAAAAATACAGATGTTAAATTGAAAACTGCAAAAGAATATCATCACCCTTATCAATACTGGACTTCCTTCGATGAGAAAGGCCTACCCATAGGTAAACAGATCGAGATAGCCAACGAAGTGGTAGCACAGGCATTGGATTCCAAGCAGTTCACCCTTTTAGGTGCTTTACGAAAGATGCGCATACCAAGACCGACATTCCAGGTCTGGCTCTCAAAGTATCCGATAATTCAACATGCTTACGTAGAGGCAAAAGTAATCATCACCGACAAACGATTCAACACCGCTGCCAACAAAGAGGGCTCAGAGAAACTCTTTAACTTCGTGCCCCAGTACTGTGAAGAATATCAAGATTACGCTAAATGGGCTGAATCTATTAAGGCATCTAAGGAAGCTGATAAGCCTTCTCAGATTAATGTGCTTATGACCGATTTTAAGTCACTTACCCATGAAGATATAACTGTAAAGGAGCGGCATGAAACGACTGTGTTATCGGAAGGGTTATCTGTCAGGTAACTGCTATAGCTGCGGCAAGTATATAGAGAAATCATACGGCTACTTAGATCGTATGCGCATCTATTGTAATCGGGACTGCTTTTCAGATACTTTCTTCTTTCAGGATACACCGCACGATGCTGAACAGATATGCTTTCGCTACGGCAAGCCCGACTTTGATGATAACCATTACTCACCCACCTTTTTAGAAGAGTATCGCAAATGCAAGAGCGCATCTTAGATGTACAACTAACAAAGTTTATACCCCGTCCGTACCAGCTTGATTTCCTTCACGCATTTGAACGTGACGGCTTTCAAAAACTTATACTCATCTGGCCGCGACGTGCAGGAAAAGACTTCACCGTGTGGAATGCTCTGCTTCGTGCTGCCCTCACTCGAGTATCTACCTATTACATTGTATATCCTACGTTTGCACAAGGCCGTAAGATTCTCTGGGACGGTAAGACAAACGACGGTGAGCGCTTCTTGGATTATATTCCCCCTGCGTTGGTAGCGAAATCAAACGAGCAGATGTGTCGCATCAATCTTATTAACGGGTCGATTATACAAATTGTGGGCTCAAAGAACTTTGATAATCTGGTCGGGGTTAACTTAGCAGGTGCCGTATTCTCTGAGTATGCCCTCCAGGATAGCCGCTGTTACCAGTATTTAAAGCCTATTCTCACAGCTAATATGGGTTTTGCGATATTTATTTCAACCCCGCGTGGTAAAAATACCCTCTTTGATTTATACCAAAAGGCTCTTAAAAACAAAGATTGGTTCGTATCATATCTTACTATTGAAGATACGAAGCATATTCCCGTAGAGGTTATTGAAAAAGAGATAGAAGACGGTGAAATGTCATGGGACTTGGCACAACAGGAATATTGGTGTTCATTCTCTATGGGTGTAGAGGGTGCATTTTATACAAAATACATTGATCAGGCTCGTCTTGATGAAAGAATTACCCAAGTTCCGTGGGATGCACAGTATCCCGTGCACACTGCATGGGACTTGGGTCCTTCAAAAGACGACACGGCAATTATATTCTTTCAGCAGATAGGGCAAACTATCCGTATAATAGATTGCTACTCTGCAACGCGTCAGGGCTTTGAGCATTATGCCAACGTGCTAAACTCAAAGCCTTACACGTACCAAAAACACATAGCACCCTTCGATATCTCTGTCTTTGAGATGGGTACCGGGCTTACGCGATTTGAGCGCGCTAAAGCACTCGGCATAAACTTTACCGTTGCGCCGCCGCCTGCCAAAGTAGATCGCATGGACGGCATTGAAGCGGTGCGCCTTATGCTGGGTCGCACTTGGATAGATGAAAAGAAATGTGCGCCGCTTATCAAAGCGCTGGAGAATTACCGTCAAGAGTGGGATCACAACAAGCAAGTATACAAGCTCAACCCCCTTCACGATTGGAGTAGTCATTTCTCAGACGCCGCCCGGTATATGGCGATCTCGCTCAAGAAACTACAGACGGGACTTACCCAAGAAGATATTGATAGAAAGTTCAAGGAAGTGCGTTACGGTCACGACCTTCCCCCTGCATTCAGACAACCGAGACCGTATTAAGGAGTAGCAATGTTCGACAAAGGGTATAATCATCTTATTAAAATGGACATATCTGACAAGCCAAATGTGCCTGCATATCCTATCTTGCATTATGATTATTACGTGCCTGACTATTTCTTAGCTAAAAGTCTGCATCATGTATTAAAATATACCGACGATGAGATATTGTTCGAGGTTGCACTTGATGAAGCGAGCAAGACGTTCAAGGTACCGAAGGATGAAATAGTGAAACATGTAAAACTCATAAAGAAGGAATAATGAAGTATGATATTCCCCAACCTTGGTCCGAAGTATTACGACCAATCGGAATCTTCTCGCGAAATGCTGGCGCGTATGGAGACATTTTATAATCAATCGCTGACGATGAATTTGGCGTTTTGGGCAGAGGCTAGATAGTATTGGCCTCTATAAATCTTCTCTGATAGACTTGGAACCCGAAGTGGTATAACTAACCGGCGACAAGGGGCAAGATTATGATGAATTGGATAAAGTATTCAAATGAAGCGCCACAAAATATATTTGTCATTGGTCGAGATATTGCAAATGGTGATGTCTATGTGGGTTATTTTAATGACGGTTATTTTCATGGAACCCATATAAAATATGATATGTGGTGCACATTGCATGATGTTAGATTTGAATACAGATTAATTCATACTCAGCCTGAACGTAGCAAGCGAGAAGACTCACATAATTCTAATTGTGTTCCCATAATTCGTCATGATTGTTGGCAAACTGATTGTATGATTGACGGAAAATGTACGCAACAGAATTTAAATGAGATGCGGTGCTCTGAACATGGCGGATAACGTCGTGAGGGATAAGTAGAGAAAGTCCCCGCCTAGTAATAGGTCACAAAAGTAACAGACATAGGATACTGACTATCGGTTTTACGCAGGCGATCAATCCCTGTGGAGCGATCTTTACGGTAACGTACGCTCAGCGCAAAACAAGACCTTTAACTTCAATCGTATCAGACGTTCTATTGATATGGTTACAGGGTATCAACGACGTAATCGCAAATCAATTACGGCCGTACCTGTTGAGACCGGAGACCAACAGACAACTGATGATCTAACCGATGCACTTATCTGGCTTGACCAACAAGAGAACTACTCCGATACGATCTCTCGTGCATTCAACGGAGCACTCGTAACGGGGATGAATCTCATGCAAGTCTGGGTAGATTATCGTGAAGATCCCATAAGCGGTGACATACGTATTACAAACAATTCTCACTCCACCTTTATGATAGATCCCTTCTTCCGTGAACCGGACATGTCAGACTGTAACGGCGTATGGAAGCGCAGCTTTTTATCTAAGCGTGAAGCCTGCTCTCTATTGCCTTCCATGGCCGATGAAATAGCTGAAATGCAAGGCTACAATAATCGTGACGGCAAATTCCAATACATGCCTGAATCATACAATTACAATCAGCAAAGCCTATTAACATACGATGAATACTATTACAAAGATTTTCGTACACGCCGTATCTTGATTGACACCGAGTCCGGTGAGTTTGTCGAATGGCGCTCCAAGGATGAAGATAAGCTCCGTGAATTTCTCAACAAGTTCCCGACCGTAAAGCTTTCGCGCGATGAGATTCCCACCGTCAAACTGGCAATCGTAGTTAACGGGCGCATACTCTATGACGGGCCGCAGCCGATCGGCCTCGATTGCTATCCGTTTGTTCCCGTTTTGGGATACTTTAATCCTGAGATCCCGTATTACAACTGGCGTATCCAGGGAATGGTGCGTGGCCTTCGAGATGCACAATATCTTTATAACCGCCGTAAGGTTATTGAGCTTGATATCCTTGAGTCTCAGATCAACTCAGGATGGAAGATCAAAGAGAATGCGCTGGTTAACTTCGACGATGCGTTTAACACAGGTCAAGGAAAACCGTTTGTATTGAAAGAAGAAGCGCAGATGACTGACGTTGAGAAGATTCTCCCCGGAGATATTCCGCCGTCAATGATTCGCCTTTCAGAAATCTTGGGTGAAGAGATATAGCAGATATCGGGTGTAAATGAAGAGCTTCTCGGTTCAGCAGTCGATGACAAAGCAGGCGTTTTGGCCATGATGCGTCAAGGTGCAGGGCTTACTACCCTACAGAAGCTGTTTGATCAGCTTGATCTGTCACAAAAGCTGTTAGGTCGTATGCTTATTAAGGTAATACAAAACAACTATACGCCCGGTAAGATGCGTCGCATACTTGGGCGAGAACCTTCGGAGCGATTCTATGATAAAACATTCGGTAAATATGATTGTGCGGTTGAAGAAGGCTTTAATACAACAACTCAAAAGCAGATGCAGTTTGCTCAGCTCCTTCAGCTTCAAGAAGTGGGTGTCCCGATACCTCCTGCGGTTTTGGTTGAAGCTGCAACACTTCAGAAGAAAAACGAACTGATCCAAGCGATTGAGCAACAACAACAGGCTCAAGCACAAGCACAACAGCAACAGATGCAACAGCAAATGCAACTGCAAGCTGCACAGATCAACTTGGCTAATGCATCCGCTTCAGCTGAAGAAGGGCTTAACATTGAGCGAATCAGCCGTGTTAACGAGAACTTTGCACTTGCTGAAGAGCGTAAGTCAGAAGCTGAACGTCAACACATGGCAGGGCTTCTTGATCTCACCAAAGCATTGGCACAGATTGAAGCGCTTGATATCTCTGCTCTGGAAAAGCTTGTCGCTCTTGCTCAAGTGGCCAAACAGACGGAAGCGCTGCAAGCAGAAAAGCAGGAAGCCCAACAGCTACCGATACCGCAGCAGCAATTAACACCTATGCCACCACCGGTACAGCCGCCTGAAGCTCCTGAGCAACCGCCTATGATGCCGCCGCAACAAGATGTACAAATATGATCACTATTAATTTGATATACACGGCTTCCGTTTTAGGCTGGTGGTATCTATTGTAGATAGAAGTATTTTAACTTTGCCCAAACGGGCAGTTTCTACGCCAAGGAGAAAAAATGGCTAAGAAAAAGTATTATTCACAAAAGTCCACCTATGCTACTTATGCTGATATGAATGAGCAGAATGCAGCAGACGGTTCAATGATGATGAGTAAAAATTTGGGTATGGCTGCTATGCCACAGGATAGCTTCGTAAAGCCGTATCCGAATCCGTATCAATATCCTGATAACCGTCTCATGACAAACTCAGACACGGTTATGGGTATCGATGCGCAGATACGTGGTGACGCAGGCGGAGCTCGTAAGAACTCAGCGCGCACACGCTATTAACTAAAGATACTACGTATTAAGATACTACTCCTTGGGGCTGCTACGGTGGCCCCGTCCTTTATCGGAGAACAATATGCCTCAGGCTCCAAGAATGAGTAAAAAACTTGAAAAGATCGCCTTTAAGGTTTTGGGTAAACCTGATAACTACGAAGATGAACCGACAGAAAAACAACAAGAGATCAGGAAAAAACTCAACTACCAAGACACCTATCTTACGAGATGATTATGAAGAAGAAAGTAGTAGTAGCAAAAGGGAAAACAATGAAGCGCGGGGCATTGGAGGAAATCCGTGACAGACCGGGTTCTTCTAATGCCGGTGCTTACAAACGTGTAGCTCCCAAAGACTTTGCCGGACCCAATTACACATACCCCATAAACACCATTGAAAGAGCTCGTTCAGCATTATCTCTTGCACATAACGCTGCTGATCCGGATGCTATTCGTGCAAAAGTGTATAAGAAATATCCCTCTTTAAGGAAAACAAAATGAAAAAGTGTGACAAGAAAGTAGCTAAGCATCTTAAATCGGACATGAAGATGTTTGATCGTGAAAAGAAAGAAGACAAAAAACTTCTTAAAGAGCTAAAGCACAACAAACAAGTCAAAAAAGAAGAAGAGATCATCGCTGATGATATGGAACGTTTTGCCAAAGGTAAATTGCACAGCAATTCAAAACGTGGCCCAATCGTCAAAAATCCTCGTCAGGCTATAGCTATCTCGCTTTCCGTTGCCAAGAAGAAGAAAAAGAAATAAAGATCCCCTTTTATCTTTCTCTCATGACTGTGACCGGTTTAATGCCGGTCATTTTATTTTTAAAAATAATATGGTACAGTATGCGTGTATCAAAAGGAAGTAGATGCAAGATAATAAAAAAGCGGGACAGCTTGCAGTCGAGGCAATGTTAAAGGCCCCTGAGACCGATGACGCTGTCGAGATGCAACGTGAGATGACTAAAGAGTACTGTGACGAGGTCATGAAGGCAGCCGAAAAGGGTGCCGCAATGTATGACGGTATATTTTATGTGGTTGTTTTGGCAAAAAAAGAACGGCTTATGCAGAATGTCATACGCAACTATTTTTTCCCACGCCAAACATGTCCGACTCCGAACTACGATCAAACCGTTTATCAATTCAATAAAAACACAGGTCAAGTACAAGAAATGTGGGTGCTCCCTGATGAGCAGACCTGCAATCTATTCTACTCGTATCCGCTTGAGGTTGCTGATGATGAACGCTGCTTGCTTACCTATATTCTTGATTTTTATAACGGTACATTATTAGAGAAAGCTAAACAACTTAACGGTGAAGATGCGTTAATAACTGATATAGTATTAACCGTTAA